CCGCCCTCAGTGATCTGCCGAATACTGACGCCGTCAGCTCAGCGAGAGATTGGCTCCTCCGTAAACGTACAGGCTCCTACGTGAGACGCTCGAGCGCCTCCCGTAGTACGCTGGAGCGTCTCCCGTAGGTTTTTCAAGAATATCAGTTGGCTGCACCAAGTTGGATGTTGCGCCTGCGCAGCGGGCCCCCATATTCGGGATTATTCACAAGTCGCGTTAGGACAATTTGCAGATGTCGGGTGAGTGCAAGATCCAGCCCTTGGCGTAACCAAACGAGAAGTCCCTGCCTTTGTCGGTTGGCAGTTCGTTCGCCATTCAGCGACTTAGCCGGCTGGGCAATCATTCATGCTGAAGTTAGAGCGAAGTTATGTTGCCCTTGCAGATTACGTACAAGAGCCCGGCGCAGCTCAAGCTGCGGGCACGAAACCCACGAACGCACACGAAGAAGCAGATCCGGCAGATTGCCGCCAGCATCAAAGAATTCGGATTTATCAGTCCGATCCTGATTGATGGTGCGGACCAAATCATTGCCGGACATGGCCGGGCAGAGGCGGCCAGACTCATCGGCATGAGTGACGTCCCGACCGTGCGGGTCGACCATCTGACGACGGCTCAGGTTCGCGCCTATGTCATAGCGGACAACAAGCTCGCGGAAAACGCAGGCTGGGACCGCGCGCTGCTGGCGCTCGAACTCCAGGAGCTTTCCGTCGAGCTGAATTTTGACGTCACCATCACTGGCTTCGAGACAGCAGAGGTCGATCTGCTTGTCCGTGATTTAAACGAAGGCGCGTCCGACCAAGCTGACGAGGTCCCCGAGGTCGACCGCTCGATCCCCGCCGTCTCGCGCCCCGGTGACCTCTGGTGCATAGGCGATCATGTTCTGCTCTGCGGTGATGCTTCGGACAAGGAAAGTTATGTAAAGCTTCTCGGCACCGAGAAAGCCCAGATGGTGTTCACCGACCCTCCCTACAATGTCGCGATCATCGGCAACGTGTCAGGCCTTGGCAAGGTCAAGCATCGCGAGTTCGCGATGGCGTCCGGTGAGATGAGCCCGGAGGAGTTCACCAAATTTCTCGAGACGGCGTTTATCCGCCTCGTCGATTTCAGCACCAACGGGTCAATGCACTTTATCTGCATGGATTGGCGTCACCTCCGCGAGCTATTGGACGCGGCGGCAAAGCCGTACCATGAACTCAAAAACCTCTGCGTCTGGTCGAAGACCAATGCTGGCATGGGAAGCCTTTATCGCTCACAGCATGAACTGGTCTTCATCGATCGTTCCTGGAGTTAGACCAATCAGAGTTTCATTCGAACTGGCATATCGAAGTGCTTGCGGCGAAGCTGGAGGATGTCCGGCATGGCCGTTGTAAGCGCCTCATCGTCAACGTACCACCGCGCCACCTCAAATCGCTTGCGATTTCGATCGCGTTTCCGGCATGGGAGTTAGGGCATGATCCGACAAAGCAGGTCTTGTCGGTTACTTATGCGCAGGACCTCTCTGAAAATCTCGCCCGTAGGTCACGCACGCTCATGACCAGTTCTTTCTATGAAGCGCTATTCGACACCCGACTGTCGAAAGGGCGTGAGGCAGTCTCGGACTTTGAGACAACGAGCGGCGGGTACCGACTATCAACTTCGGTCGGTGGCGTTCTCACCGGTCGCGGCGCTGACCTTATCATTATCGACGACCCCTTGAAGGCGGATGATGCCTTATCAGAGTCTCGCCGCCGCTCAGTGAACGACTGGTATGACAACACACTGCGCAGTCGGCTAAATAGTCAGGAGAAGGGGGCAATTATCATTGTCATGCAGCGCCTACATGCCGACGATCTCGTTGCCCACGTTCAGCAGAGTGAGACATGGGACGTGTTGTCGTTTCCTGCCGTTGCCGAACAGAGTGAGACCTACGATATAGCCACGCCCTATGGCCGCAAGCTGATCCATCGGAAGGAGGGGGAGATCTTGCAACCGACCCTACTCTCACCGACCACGTTGAAAAATCCACCGTCGCGCGATGACCGAGTACAATTTTGTCGCGCAGTATCAACAAAACCCACAACCACCGTCTGGCATCATAGTTAAACGACAATGGCTAAGGTTCTACGGCCCCAGTGAGCTACCGGAAAAATTCGATGTGGTTGTTCAAAGCTGGGATACTGCAAACAAGGACAGCGAGCTCGCGAATTTCAGCGTGTGCACCACTTGGGGCTTGAAAGATGACCGCATCTATCTCCTCAATGTCTTTCGCCGCAAACTCAACTTTCCGGAGCTCAAGCGTTCCGTTCGCGAACTGGCGGATCTTTGTCGCGCCGATGTCGTGCTGGTTGAAGATAAGGCTTCCGGGACATCGCTGATTCAGGAACTACGCGCCGACGGTTTTTCAAGGGTGGAGGCGGCCCCTTCTCTTGACGGCGACAAGACCATGCGCCTACACGCGCAAACCGCAAAAATCGAAGGTGGATTTGCGCTCTTTCCGAAGGAGGCGCCTTGGCTCGATGCTTATGTGCACGAACTCGTGGGTTTTCCAAACGCAAAGAACGACGACCAGGTTGATTCCACTGTGTTTGCACTCGCCTGGAGCACCTCGAAAGGAGGGGCAAGGGGATGGTTGAAATACTACGGAAATCTGGCGGCGGAGGCGCATGGTAATCAAACGAACAAAAATAAAATGATTCGCGTTTGGTTACCCCCGCCGAGTACAACATACCAGCTTATCACCGGCAGATGCATTGGCGTCATCCCGGACGATCGCATCGTCGAGATGACGGAGGAAGAACTTGCACCGTTAATCAATGGCGGGGCCAAGCGGGTGGACTGAAAATCTGATCGCGGCACAGGCCGGCGCACCAGCCCTTGGCTAGCAAGCGTAAGCTTGTGACGAAGGCCGAGATCGAATTTAAGCAACGATTTACGAAAGCAATCCGGGGAGATTTGCCGGCAGCGCGGATCGTTGTGGACGAGGCTGCCGACCCAGCAACAAGATTGCTCAAGTTCTGCTGGACTTCTGCGGCGAATGGAGCGTTGCTGTCGACGATGGAAGCAGCGCGCATGCGCTTCTGGACCGGACCCCGCGGGTAACTGGCCCTAGCGGGGTCGAGGTGGTGCGACGATGGTGTCGCCCACTTCGGAGGTCTTTCATGACGCGATCAACGGCAAAGCCCAGCGCACGCTTAAAACCGGCAAAAATCCCGAAAAGAAAATCAAAGCGAAACGCAGGTCGAGTATCCACTGCCAGCAGCGGAAAGACCAAACACGACCGAATTCTGAGCATGCTCCGTACCCGGGGCGGTGCCACGATCGTCGCGATTGCTCGGGTGACCGGTTGGCAATCGCATTCCGTGCGGGGTTTCCTTGCCGGCGTCGTAAAGAAGAAGCTTGGGTTGAGCCTCGCATCCGAGAGGACCAGCTCCGGCCGGGTCTATCGGATCGTCGAGGTCAAGTCGTTGGTCTCTTCTCGCAAGGCTGCAACCGCAGCGGAGCAACCCAATGCGTAAGCCTGGGAAGCGCGGAGGGTCATTTCAACGGCGAACAATCGAGGACGAGATCGCGCTTTTGCGCGGTCTCGATCTGAAGGGTTTGAGAACCCGCTGGCAGAACGAGTTCGGCCGGCCGGCGCCAGAGCATCTCACCCGCTACATCCTGTTCCGGATCATCGCCTACAGGATCCAGGCCGATCGCCTTGGGGATTTGGATGCCGGGACCCTCAAGATTCTGGCTCGGGCTGCCGGGCAAGAGGATCGGCCTTCCGTTTCAAAGGCACTGGTTGAGCTCGACCGGAAACGTTCTGCTCCCCCTCCAGGGACCGTCCTGGTCCGGGAATGGGACCGGAAATCCCATCCGGTCATGGTCATGCCGGACGGCTTTGCCTGGAACGGCAAGACCTTCTGCAGCCTCTCCCAGGTCGCCTTTGCCATCACCGGGACCAAGTGGAATGGCCCCCGTTTCTTCGGTCTGAGAGATCGGCGGCCCCAAGCGACAGCCGGGGATGCTGAATGACATCGAAATCAACCGGTAAGGTCCGTTGCGCGATCTACACGCGAGTCTCGACCGACCAAGGTCTCGATCAGGACTTCAACTCACTAGATGCGCAGTATGAAGCATCTTCCGCGTATATCAGGAGCCAGGCCCATGCCGGCTGGACACTGATCGGGTCTCGCTATGACGATGGCGGCTATTCCGGAGGCTCGACCGATCGTCCCAACCTGCAGCGGCTTCTGGACGATGTCCGAGCCCGCAAGATCGACGTCATCGTGGTCTACAAGGTCGACCGCCTCACGAGATCGCTTGCCGATTTCGCCAAGCTGGTCGAACTGTTCGATGCTTATGATGTCTCCTTTGTTTCGGTCACCCAGCAGTTCAATACGACGATCTCGATGGGTCGGTTGACGCTCAATGTGCTCCTGTCCTTTGCCCAGTTCGAGCGGGAGGTCACCTCCGAGCGCATTCGCGACAAGATCGCCGCCTCCAAACGCAGGGGGCTCTGGGTGGGAGGCCCCCTCCCCCTCGGCTATGAGCTGAAGGACGGCAAGCTTGTCGTGATTGAGGAAGAAGCCGAACGGGTGCGGTTGATCTTTCGCAGGTATCTGGAGGTAACCGGCATCAATGAGCTCTGCGCGATCTCCGGGCCAAAAACATCTGTACCAAGGCGAGGACGCTCGGTACGACGGGTAAGACCCGCGGGGGCATTCCTTTCGGCAGAGGCGCCCTCTCCCACCTCCTCCGCAACCGGTTCTTCGTCGGTGAGGTCAGCTACAAGGGCGAGGTTCTTCCGGGGGAGCAGACTGCCATCATGGACAAGAGCCTGTTCGAGGCTGTCCAACAGAAGCTGTCAGCCCATCAGTCCCACCAAACCCTGATCAGGCAGAAGTCCGATCACCTGCTGAAGGATCTGCTGTTCGACGATGCGGGCCATCGCATGGTCGCAACGCATGCCACCAAGAGCGATATCCGCTATCGCTACTATGTCTCCCAGCCCGGGCTCCACGGAGAGACCCGAACAGCAAATCTTGGATCGGTCTCCCGTGTTCCTGCTCCCGAAATCGAGCAGGCGATTATCTCCACTCTCCGAAAGCATTTCACTGACGACCAACCCCGGGCAGAAATCAATGACGGGCAAGTCAGCTTTGACCATACCGCGCTTTCGACACTGGTCTCTCGCATCGAGGTCCAAAGCACCCAACTCGTTATCTCCGTAAAGCCAGCGAATGGCGCCACCGAGTCGGAGCTCTTGTCGATGCCCTGGCAAAAGCCTCCCTCCAAACGATTCCGAAAGATTCTCCTGCCGCACGGGACCCCCCGGGAGAATGTTCGGCCTGAGCGCGCTGAACGACGTGCTCGTCTCGTGAGCGCCATCGCGCGCGGTCGCCGCTGGCTCGACGAACTCATCTCAGGCGCAGTTACCGGCATCCAACAATTGGCCAAACGCGAGCGATGCACGGTGCGCCAAGTCAATCTGACACTCTCGCTTGCGTTTCTAGCTCCTCAGCTCGTCAAGGCAGCTGTCGAAGGCCGCCTGCCGCGCGGCATCAACATCGAACGTCTCCGCGATCCCCACGCCGAATGGAATCGGCAGTTCCAGGAACTCGGCCTCGATCCGCGTTAGTCAAAAGCTCTGCCTTCGAAAGGCGAGGAGGTCGGGGGTTCGAGTCAGGGGAGCACTACATTCGGTCCCCCACCCGATCAGAACCTTTGTTTTCAAAGACTTACCGGGCAGCTT